TCCAAACATTATTGATTTAGGATTTGTTACTACTACTGGTACTCAAACTTTAACAAACAAAACTTTAACATCTCCTAAAATAGGAACTTCTATTTTAGATACTAATGGGCTTCAATTAGCTCTTTTAACGGCTACAAGTTCTGCAGTTAATGAAATTACATTAGCTAATGCAGCAACAGGTAATGACCCTATTATTAGTGCAACAGGAGATGATTCAAATGTAGGTATTTCTTTCGTAACAAAAGGAACTGGAGTTATTAAAGCTGAAGACGCTGGTGGAACAGTTGCTGCAGTTAAAATTGCAGGAAAAGAAACTATGTGGATTCCAGCTCCCGCTATGTATGGAGCTACAACTAATGGTGCTGATGCACAACAAGTTGAAACAACAGCAACAAGACCTGATATGAAAGTTTTAGATTTTGATGCAGGTACAGCTGAGTACGCACAATTTTCAGTCGCTTTCCCTAAATCATGGGCAGCAGGAACAGTAACATACCAAGTTTATTGGGCACCTAGTAATACTAATACAGGAAACTGTATTTTTGGTTTACAAGGAGTTTCATGTGGTGATGATGATACTATTGACGTTGCTTATGGAACAGCCGCAGAAGTCACAGATGCAGGTATAGGAACAGTTGAAGATCAACAAATTACCTCAGAAAGTGGCGCAGTAACAATTGCAGCAGCCGCAGCTGGAGAACAAACATACTTCCAATTATATAGAGATGCAGCCGATGGTAGTGATACCTTTACTGGTGATGCAAGAGTATTGGGAGTTAGATTATTCTTCACTACGGACTTAGCAAACGACGCATAAGAGGAATAAATATGAGAGAACATAAATTAGGTTCCTTTTCTAATGTAAAAGGAAATAAAAAAAGAACAACTCGACCTAAAACCAGAGGTTTTGGTTATCAAGTATTCGGATTTGGAGCTGGAGGAAGAGGCCCTCTTTTCGTAACAGCTACAGGTGGTTGTGTGACCACTGATGGTAATTATAAAATACATACTTTTAACAGCCCAGGAACTTTCTGTGTATCATGCGCAGGAGAAGCAGCAGATGCTGGCGGATCTAACTCTGTAACTTGGATGGTTGTTGGTGGCGGTGCAGGCGGCGGCGGTGCAAAGCGCGGCGGCGGTGGCGGCGGCGGTGCTGGAGGATTTAGAGAATCTCCTAGTGCTGCAGCAGGTTGCTATACTGCAAGTCCCCTTGCGGGCGGTTGTGCTGTAGCAGTTACAGTACAAGGTTATCCAATAACAGTTGGTGCAGCAGGCACTGCTGGTCCCGGTAGCGGGAATGGTGGTGTTGGATCAGCTTCAAGTGCTTTTCCCACATCTTCAGCTGGAGGCGGCTATGGTGGGCGAGGCGGATCATCACAACAAGGTAATCCAGGCGGAGATGGTGGATCTGGCGGCGGAGCTGGCCCCGGTAAACCTGGTGGAACAGGAAATAGTCCATCTACATCTCCCCCACAAGGAAGTAATGGAGGAGTAGGTCATGGTGATCACCAAGCAGGCGGTGGCGGCGGCGGTGGAACCGCAGTAGGCACTGCAGCAGGCGGTGGCGGTGGATCTGGTGGAACTGGCGGTCAAGGTGGTGATGGCGGTGAAACAGGTATTTCAGGAAGTGCAACTTATTACGCAGGTGGTGGCGGAGGCGGCGCTCCCCAGACTAGAGGCCAAGGTGGTCAAGGTGGCGGCGGTCAAGGAGGTGAAAACGGCGGCGGTTACGGCGGTCAAACTAACACAGGCGGCGGCGGAGGCGGTTCTGCAATTTACAGTGATAACCATCCCGGTGGTGCTGGAGGAAGTGGTATTGTAATCGTGCGTTACAAATATCAAGCTTAATACTATGGCACATTTTGCAAAAATTTCTGAAGAAAATGAAGTTCTGCAAGTCTTAACACTTGCTGATAAAGATATGACGAATGCCGAAGGTGTTGAGACTGAATCTATTGGACAAGCATATCTTGAAAAACACAATAATTGGCCTTCTCATCTTTGGATTCAAACTTCATATAATACAAAATTTAATGAACATGCTTCTGGTGACAACTCAAAAGCATTTAGAGGAAACTATGCAGGAATTGGATTTATATGGGATGTAGCAAATCAAATTTTTTGGGAACCAAAACCTTTTGGTTCTTGGGTAAAAAATACTTCAACAGCTCAGTGGGAATCTCCATTAGGACCAAGACCAGAATTTACAGAAGCAAACACTGCGGAAAATGAAGCAAGAAAAACTTCAGATCCACGTCAAACTCTTAAATGGTATGCGTGGAGTGAAACTGCTTACCAAGCTGACAATAGTCAAGGTTGGGTTTTTGTTGACGAAGACCCAGTATAGTATTATATATACATTTATAATTTTTTATGAGAAAGACTCTACTATCTGAGATAGCTATTTATTATGGGCAAATTAATATGCCTGAAGATTTTGAAATTGATAGAGAAATAATATTTTATGAAATGTTAAGAGAAGGTGTAAATGATAAATTTAAAGAAACACCTTTTACAAGAGAGTTAGATAAATTAAAAACTTATATAAGAGAATATAGTCTTCTTAAACATGGTATTCATTTGGAAAACAAAGATGCCCAATCAAATTTTTATTTTCCTCAGGAACGTTCTAGACCATTGACTCATATGGATCCTATGAATCTAACTTCCTCTCCTGATTTTGTATGTCTATATGGAGTTAATGTGGGGCAAGATTCTTGTAATGTTATAATTGAATATGATGAGAATAGAATAAAAGGAAAAATAAAAGAAATGCCTTTAAATAATAATAGTTTTGTTATGTTTCCCTCAAATTTAAAATATCATATAGATAAAAATAGATCCGAACAATTAAACTGTATACTAACTATATCTTACTTTCAACGTATATGAACTTTGAACATAATTATTGGTATTTTAAATCTGCATTACCCTCTAGATTTTGTGATGATGTAATAAAGTATGCATTACAACAAAAAATAGAGATAGGTACAACAGGCGAGCATAACAAAACCTTCTATAAAAGGCGAAAATCAAATGTGGTATGGTTAAATGAAAACTGGATATATAAAGAAGTACACCCTTATGTCCACACTGCAAATAAGAATGCAGGGTGGAATTTTGAGTGGGAGAGAAGTGAGCATTGTCAATTTACAAAATATAAAGTAGGACAATACTATGATTGGCATTGTGATAGTGGGCGGAAACCTTATGATAAAGAAGGTCCTTATAAAGGTAAAATTCGAAAACTATCTATGACTTGCCAATTAACAGATGGATCGGAATATGAAGGTGGAGAATTAGAATTTGATTTTAGAAACTATGATCCTCATATGAGAGATGAATCTAATCATGTTATAAAAGTAAAAGAGATATTACCTAAAGGCTCTATCGTAGTATTTCCTTCACACCTGTGGCATAGAGTCAAACCTGTAACCAAAGGAACTAGATACTCGCTTGTTTTATGGCATTTAGGGCATCCATTTAAATAATGTTATTTCCAACTTATGTGTTAGATAATTTTTTTGATGACCCTCATAAAGTAATTAAGTTTGCATCTAGTTTAAAATATGAACAAGATCCAGAAGGGGTATGGCCTGGTAAAAGAACAGACGCGCTTCAACATATTGACAATGATTTGTTTCAACATATTACTACTAGAATGATGCGTTTGTTGTATCCGGAAAATATAAAACAACTTACATGGACCGCAAACTCATATTTTCAATATATTGATTATGGCGTAGATGCTAAAGAAGGGTGGATACACAAAGACACTTCGTCCCAACTTTCTTCAGTAATATATTTATCACATCATAAAAAATGTGGTACTTCTCTTTATAAACCAAAGTTTTTTTTGCAAAGTCTTGAACAAAAAAATCTTGATGTTTGCAAACATTATTATACTCAAAATAAAAAATTTGATAATAAATATTTTAAAGCTTTAAATAATAACAATTCTAAATTTGAAAGAACTTTACAAATAGACAGTTGTTTTAATCGATTTGTAGCTTATGATGCATGCCAATGGCATTCAGCAGATGGCTTTTATGATAAAGATATTAAGGAGGGAAGATTAAGTTTAGTAATCTTTGTTAATGAGATAATGAAGCATAACACACAACTAAAATTTCCCGTACCGGAAATGAAAAGGACAACATAATATGGAAAAACACAACCAGTTTTCAACTCCCATTTGGGTTGAACAAAAAAAAGAATATGTAAAAAGTTTGAATAAAGCTTCTGATAAATATATTAAAGAAGCTCGTAAAAGAAATAAACAACATATAAAACAATTTGGAGATTTTGGAACAAGTTATCATTCAACAACTTTATTACAGGACAATAATTTTAGAGATTTTAGAGATTATATGGGAAGCAAATCATGGGAATTTTTAGATAATATGGGATATGATATGAGTAAATATAAAACCATGGTTTCTGAAATGTGGGTACAAGAGTTTTCTAAAAACGGTGGCGGTCATCATTCAGCACACATACATTGGAATCAACATGTATCTGGATTTTATTTTTTAAAGTGTGGATTTAATACTTCAATTCCTGTTTTTCACGATCCCAAAACAGGTGCACGTGCAACTAAACTCCACGCAAAAAAAGATCTTAAAGGTATTTGGCCAGGACTTGATGTCCTTCATTATCGACCACAACCTGGAACTTTAATTCTATTTCCTGGTTATCTAGAACATGAATTTAGTGTAGACTATGGGCTAGCTCCCTTTAGATTTATACACTTTAATATACAAGCGATTCCAACACAAATGGGAAAAGATGCTTAAGATAAATCACATTTCATTTGGAAACATATTTCACGCAGATCTAGAGATAGATAAAAAATTATTTAATAAAATTAAAAAATATTCAATAAGAAAACACAGGGATGTAAAAACAACTTTTTATGAAGACCGCCCTTTTCCTCAAGATCTAAGAGATGAAATAATAAATTATTTAGAAACATATATTACTGAAGTAGGAAAACTTTTAGAAAAAAAGTCTCATATTTTTAAAAAAATATGGATTCAAAAATATGAAATTGCAGATTATCATAATTTACATATGCATGAGCTTAAACAAAATTCTTATTCGTTTGTTTTATATATTGATGGAGGACCTAAGTCAGGCAACACTAGGTTTTATAATTTAGGTTATCCTTATATTCATTATGATCGCTATCTTGAGACGCCCCCTGTGGCTGGAAAATGTGTGGTATTTTTTGGTGCTTTGCCTCATGAATCTGTTCCATCTAGAGATAATAAAAAAATAATTGTAAGTGGAAATATTGAATATTCATGAGTTTTAAAAAAAATAAATACACCATAATACGTAAAGCTATTTCAAAAGACTTAGCAGCTTTTGTTGCAAATTATTTTTTAATGCAAAAGCAAGTTTATGATACGTGTAGACAAGCTACATACTTTTCACCATTTGAAAAGATAATAGGTTATTATGAAAATGATAACCAACAGATTCCAAATACTTATGCTCACTATGCTAATATTGCTATGGAAACTTTAATGCTTAAATGCCTGCCCTGGATGGAAAAAGCTACAGGGTTAAAGTTATATCCTGCATACACATATGCAAGAATCTATAAAAAAGGTGATGTCTTAAAAAGACATAAAGATAGATTTAGTTGTGAGATATCTACTACTATGAATCTTGGTGGTGATGACTGGCCAATATATCTAGAGCCATCTGGAAAAGAAGGTATGAAAGGTATAAAAGTAGATTTAAAACCAGGTGATATGTTAGTTTATAGAGGCTGTGAGTTAGAACACTGGAGAGAAAAATTTACAGGAAAAGAATGTATTCAAGTATTTCTTCATTATAATAATTGTAAAACACCAGGAGCTAAAGATAATATGTTTGATAAGCGTCCCCATTTAGGTCTACCTGATTTCTTTAAGAAAAATCAGTGAAAAAAAAACAAATTATTTTTTTATGTAGTCTACCCAGAGCCGGCAACACCTTATTAGGATCTATTATTAATGAAAATAAAAAAATAAAAGCTACACCTAATTCAATTACTTTAGAAATTTTATATCAATTAAATGAATTAAAAGACTTTCCTGCTTTTAAAAGTTTCCCTGACTCTAAGTCCTTAAATAATGTTAGTAAAATGGTTTTTGATAATTACTATAAAGAGTGGAAAGCCGAGGTAGTATTAGATAGAGGTCCCTGGGGAACTCCCTATAACTTACAAGTTCTAAAACAGTTTATACCCAAACCAAAATTTGTTGTTTTATTAAGACCCTTGATAGAGTGTCTAGCATCCTTTGCAAAATTAAAAATTGAAAATGGTTCTAATACCAAAGAAGATATTCGTGAATACATAGATCGGTTAATGGATGAAGAAGGTATAATGGGTAAAAATATATTGAGTATTAAAAACTTACTTAAAGAAAAAGAGAATTATAAAATATTTTATTATGATGATTTAGTTAAGGATACTGATAATTTTTTAAAAAAATTAAGTTCCTTTATTGGCTTTAAAATAAATAACTATAATAGGTTAAAACAATTTAATGTTAATAATACATACTATCAA